CCCCTCGTACCTAATTAACGCCTGCTTCTCATACATCGCACCGAATATTGACAGGTCAGACAGATCGTATATCGACTTGTACCCCTGACTGAAATAACTGAAATCTGATATGTCCACAAACCCGTCCATCACAAAGTCGTACTCGAACCACGCCTCTACCGTATCGGGGCGTATCGACATCCATTGTAGATTCCACGGCCCGTATGGCAGATAGACCGCGAGCACGTCTACAGAGTCGCCGCGCACCTTGAGCATCGTCACCTCTACACCCTGCGACCAGTCCAGGAATAGGGCTGATGTCTGCGGCACGCATTCACGACAGAGTGAGCGGTCGCTGCACATCCAGACCTGTAGGTGTGTCCGTCTGCCGAACGGCACCGGGTACGAATCGCCCCTGGTCCGAGCCGCCTGCCGCCACCACCTATCGCTGTGCTGCTCGTAGACCAGACAGGTGATGGAGTCGGGGTTATCCCAGGTCAGCGTGGGAGGGTCTGTCTGCCATGATACGGGTAGGGTCTGAGCCGGACATGGACGCGGGCAGCAGTGCAGCAGCAGCAGTATCAGGAGGATGCGGGTCATATCGCTCTCACAATCAATGCGGCGGTCACGATCCCCACGACATCAACGATCAGATCCACGGCCGTGTCCGCTTCCTTGCCGATGTAGTACGGCTCTCGCTTCCACTGGTAGACTTCGAGCAGGATGCTCCCGACAGTTGCCAGGCTGATGCCCCAGTTGCCGAGAATAGCCATACCGATGACCGTCGCGGTGAAGGCTCCGCAGAAGTGGAATGCCTTATCCCGATACGTCATGAATGACCTCCCTGGTGATCGCGTTCTTCTCAGTCTTGAAGATGTGATAGTCGCAACAGTGATCCGGCGGGTACTCCTTATTCGGCCTGACTATGCCGCACCATCCAGTATGAGTATCGCCCTCTCGCATGTGATAGCTGACGCAGTTTCTACAGAAGGGCTCTTCGTGTTTCATCCCTCCATCCCCTCCCGAATCTCTATTGCTTTGGCGAGAGACCTGACAGCCATCGCTCCGGCTTGCGCGAGCTCATAGATATAATTGTCGAGGATGGAACGGGGCCTCTGCCCGTGATACTCGAAGTTAATCGCCTCCCGCATGGCCTCGCCGACTTCTTCGGTCAGGATACCGGCTCCATGAATCAGATCGTCAGGGAAGCTTAAATGTTTCGACTCGGCATCATTCAAAGCCTGCATTATTCGCTCGATAGCCTCTTCGAAAATCGAGAGGTATTGTTCTCTTGTAAAGTTGTCGCTCATCCGTCCTGCCCCCTACTCTCGTTGATAAGCTTCCGGCGCAGGTTCGCCACGGCGCCATCCGGCCTGCGCAGGCACCCGGCCTCGTAGAGAGACTGCAGCACCATCAGCATATAGACTTCTCGCACCTTCATACCCTCAGCCATCAGGGCCGAGAACTGTACCGGCTCGGGCCGTGCTATAAACCGCTTCCACGGCTTCAAATGTTCGTATCCTTCTGGAAGGCTCATTGGTTCTCCTTTACGAATTTCGCGTAATAGGCACAGAGGATGGCATCATATTTATCCTGCTCATCCTCCGCTTCCTTCTCTGTCTTGAATCCTGGATTCGGTAGGCCGGCGAGCCTACAAGCAGAGTCGATCATGTCGAGCTTCTTCGCCGCGCCCGTTCCATAGATCGTTTTTTTCAACGTTGTGTTAGGCACGCCGCAGTACGGGAAAAGCATGTCCTCGCCGAGGAGCATTATCTGGCTTACGAGCCAGCCTACGCCCCGGTAGGTCTTGACATTACGGGCGTAGGGCTCCTCGTATACGAGCATGCCGATTTCCGTACAGCCGCAACCATAGCGGTCGTTCCGCACGTCCTCTACCACCCCCGAGAGCATGTTCCTGAACTGCTGGATCTTCTGACCAGGCTCACCCTTTAATTTCTGAGAGAAGAAGTGTACGAGGGTCGATTCATCGAGCACGGCGATTCCCGTCTTGCTCGTAGTGAAGCCCAGATCGGCGCCGAGATAGATGCTCATAACGCAAGCACCTCCTGCGCTTTCAGGGGTGCGAGCCGCTTCTCTGCTAGTCTGATATAGTCCTCGTTTAGTTCTATCCCGATGTAGTGCCGCCTTGCCCGCAGTGCCACCTTGGCGACTGTGCCTGAACCCATAAACGGGTCGAGGACGGTATCGCCCTCTGCGCTACCCGCCATCAGGCACGGCTCCACAAGCGTCTCGGGGAACACGGCGAAATGGGCTTCAGGGTATGGATGAGTCGGGATAGTCCAGACCGTGCGGCGGTTGCGCTTACCCTTTGCAATTAATGCCACGCCGCCGCTTGGGACGGTTCCCATCTGTGCATCGTCGAACCTAGGCCGATTCGTCCCGCTTATCCAGCGGGACGCGATGTGTTCCGGTGTGGTTGCCGCATCAAGCACCGCCTCCTGATCGTAGTAGTACCGACTGCTTTTGCTCATCAGGAACACGTACTCGTGCGCCTTCGTGGGCCTGTCTGTGACCGACTCGGGCATCGGGTTCGGCTTCGACCATATTATGTCCGAGCGCAGATACCACCCGTCCTGCTGTAGTGCGAACGCGACACGCCACGGGATGCCGATGAGGTCTTTGGGTTTGAGGTTGCACAACTCTAAATCAAATAGCCTGTTTCCACCGGGCATGGCTGGCTGAGATTTTCTGTTTTTTGCCAGGTTGCCCGTCTCGTCGCGTTTGGCATTTAATGTGCTATTTGTAATGCCCCCGCTCCCCTTGATCGTTGCCGCATACGAATCTCCCAAATTCAGCCACAGAGTCCCGTCCGGCCTCAGAACCCGCCTGACCTCGGCAAATATCGCCACCATCTTCGCCACGTACTGCTCCGGTGTCGGTTCAAGGCCGAGCTGGCCCGCGCACCCGTAATCCCTCAAGCCCCAATAAGGCGGCGAGGTGATGCAGCACTGGGCGCATTCGTCGGGTAGGCCCCGAAGAACCTCAAGCGAATCGCCGTGATGGATTACGTCCAACCTCATCTCACTCCTAAGCCCCGGCCCGGGTTGAACCACAGGGCTGCGGGCCGAAGCGGCGCTCCTGTGCCGGACCGGGGCGTCACTTCAATTCCTTCACGTAGACACGGTATCCGCTCGAATAGAACTCGAACGGATGCCCGTCCTCTTTGAGCCGCCGGTTCGCCTCGGCGATCACATCGTCCTTGAGAACGTCGTCGGCCTCGATAGCGATAGTCTCGAACGCATCACTGACGACATCGAGGACCTCAAGCTGTGCTGCGCGGCAGTTGGTCACTTCGGTGCCGCCTCGATCAGGGTGAGGTCGGAGGCTTTATACTCGAAGGTGGCATATACATCTATCTTGTCCAGTCGAACAACAATCGGGTCAACCCCCGACTCGGCTATATAGACGATTACGCCTTGTGCTCCGCTTCTCTCCCGCACTCTATCCCCGACCTGCGGCACCCACGGCTTGGGCTTGCGGATCGCGTCGAGCCTGCTCTGGATGTAGTCGCGGACGGCGCGGGCGTTAGCGGCGGTGCGACCGGTTCCGGTCATGGTTCCATACAAACCGTAATGGTAGTTGCAACAGTTCGTCACGTACCCGAGCGGGCAGTTGCCGCAACCCCGCTCCGTGCGGTATTTAGCACAAGCCGGGCAAGTCTCGACTCCGGCCTTTATCTTCAGCCAGTCCACCCCCGCCTCGTGTGCGGCTATGACCTCGTTCCACTTGTTCACGCTATGAACCAGCACCGATTCGTCGCTCATGTTCTTGCAGTCCAGACCACTAACGTTCTCGGGTGTGTACCAGAATATGAACGGCTCGGGCTTCGGCTGCTCCACCTCGACCCGGCGGTCGATGCGGAAGCAAGTAGCATCAGTGCTGAGGGGAACAACACGTATCCAATCCCAAATACTCCTACACCCCTCCATGCTCGATATAGCAACTACATCGCCCCTGTATATAATGACCACACATCCGTTACGTCTTAATGCCGCCTCGCACTCCCCCGTCACGTCCACCCACTCGTACCGCTTCTCGTCCTTCATCGCTCGCCTCCTGATTTCGTCTATGATTCTAGACTGTTCCTCCATCACCCTTGCTGCTAACCAAGCCTGCTTAAAAGCCGCGCACCATGCTCGGCCCTCAGCCCACAGATTTAACCTGTGCATCACTTCTGCGCCTCCGCCTGCCGCTTTATCCACCTGACAGCGGCGTACCAGTCACCGCGGCGGATAAACTCGTTCATCTCATCGTCGAGGGCGAACTGCTTGTCGGGATCCGCGAGCTCGAAGGCATAGCCGTAGTCGTCGCCTGTGACCTCGCTCTTCGCCAGTATCTTGTCGAGCTCTGCAATAATGTCCGGGGCGCCGGGCTCTCGACTGGAGGGGCGATCGGTAGGACCGGCGTTACCCCCGGACTGCGCCTGCTGCTCAGCGGGCTTTTTCAAGTCATTCATCTCGACGCGGCCCGTCTCAGGCCCGCCGCTGTCTTCGTCCTCAACAGTGAAGTCGACGCCTGCGCGAAGATTCTGAGGCACTCCGGCCTCTGCCATCTCATCGAGGGCGACAGCACGCTGTAGCTCCGTCGAGGCCGGGAGCGTCTTGCAGTTGCGCCTGAGTACCGTCTTCTTTCCCATCTCATCGTAGTAATCGCTCCACGGCGCCAGATCCTTCCCTCTGCTGGCGTTGCGTATCTTGTCGACCTCGTGCTTGTGCATGACCTCTATCTTCACGCCGCCGCTTACCATGACGGCAACCGAATAGAATGCGACCGTCGGGCCGGGGTCCTGAAGCACCGAGGGCTTGTGGGTGATCGTTTCATTCGTGCCGAGGACGTACTTGAAGTGATCCTCCCTGTGGACCACTCGAGCGTAGATGCTCTTTATCACCCCGGAGTTGTAGGCGAGCTTGATGAGGCCCTTGTACCCGAGGATGAGCGTACACTGGCCATTGAACGGCACCGGGTAGGCTTCGCCGGTCACGCCGTCGAGAGCCAGGCCGAGCTGAGACGCCTCCATGAGCGTTCCCATCAGGCTGGCCGGGGTGCAGTCCAGGAGCTTCGGGTTCTTGCGGAACGATGTCAGCGCTATCCGGGCCATCCTGTCAGCGGTGATGTGCTGAGGAAGCGCCTTCTCGAGCTCAGGTGCCATGCTCGCTATCAGACCACTGACCTTGTCATACTTACCTTTGAGCGTCAGAGCCGTCGTCGCTGTCATGCCGTCCCCTCCTCTGCGACCATGCCATCCTCGATGATGACGGAGGCCTTGGACGGATCGGTCGTAACGCGCTCCATGATGATCTGCACGTTCTCCTGCTCTGCCATGTCGGCGATGAGCTTCAGGTTGTCGTCGTCGAGGACATTACCGTCACGGATGAACAGCAGGCGCACACCGTCGACAGGGAGCATGGAGATGAGCATCGGGGTGAATATCTTCAGGCGGCCGGACGTGGACTCCTGCTCGATCGGTATGCCGTTGAACAGCACCCCTTCGTCGGAGAATGAGAGCCCGTCGACCGGCAGCTTCGCATCTGCGAGCATCGCGGCCTTCTGCCGATCGATATCATCGATCCGCGCGGTGAGCTGCTCGGATTCCTTCTTGGACTCGCGTGCCTCGAGGAGCTTCGCGGACCTGTCTGCGTTGGCGCGGACCTTCTTGTTGACCTCTTCTGCAGTATCGATCTTCACCTGGATCTCTTCCTCGTTACCCACGGGCATCCCCACGAGCTTCTCGCCGAACGCGACCGCCTTCTGGGCAAGGTTCTTTAAGGACACGCCGATGAGTTCGAGCTCGGCCCTCAGTTCCGAGGCACGCACCTCTTCATCCTCCACCTTCCCCTTGATGGCCTCGAGCTCATTCGTGACCAGCTCGTAGTCCGCTGTCTTGCCCTGCTCCACCTTCATCTTCTCCAGGAGCTCCGACACGGAGGTCTCAACCTCCGGCGCATCCTCGTGCTTCGGCATACCCTCGGCTGTCGCCTGCAGCCTCTTCTGCTCCTTGTTGACGGCGGTGCGGTCGACGTAGAGCTCGCTGCGCTTCTTGTCGAGAGCCGAGTAGTCTAGCCCCGCGAGCTGCTCGAGCATCCCCTGCAGCTCCTTGTCGTTCATCCTGGAGAGCTCCACCGGGTCGAGGTACTCGCCGAAGAGCTTGCTCAGAAGCGTTTGCGGAGACTTGAACGTCGCCCCCTCTTCGTTCTCGACCACGATATCCGTCCACCCGCCAGGCCGTACCCGGCGCGTGACGATCAGGCCGGTATCGAGAGTCAGCGTCGTATGACCTTCCTCTGCGCCGCTGTGGACGGGCTCCTTCTTCAGGGCGCCCTTGCCCTTCAGCACGCTCCAGAGTGAATCGATCGTCGAGCTCTTGCCCTGCTCGTTGCGACCGCCGATGATAAAGACACCGTTCTCCTTCGAGAACTTCAGCGTCACGGCCTTAATCCGGTACATGTTCTCTACTTCCAGACTCGTTATCCTCGCCATGAGGACCTCCTTTTTATCCCGTGTAGGGACATTCCTCGTAAAACGCGCACCACTCAGGGCTGCACCACCAGTTCTCTCTCGATGTCGGCATAAACACGCCGGCCTCTATGACCTTCAGGGCGGTCTGTATCTTCAGCAGGAGAGCGTCTATATCCCCCTGCGTCCTCTTCGTCTCAAATGGTTTGTACTTCGGAGTCTTGAGCTTATGCAGGCAGTCGAACCGCAGGCCTATCTCTTCGGGCGGGATGCCGTCGAGCACACTCTTCGCTATCGTATACATCGTCAGCTGGTCAGACGTATCAGCCCACTTCTGCGTCGGGGCCTTATTGGTAGTCTTGGTGTCTATGACGCTGCGTATCTCCTCGATGTCTATCCTGCCGGCGAGCGTGTGTCCGGTATCGGCGAAGTCGAGAATCCACGAGCGCTCCAGGGCGACCGGCTCAATGCGGGGTGCCGCCTTCTCGTGATGAAGGACAGCCAGCCCCACCGCCTGATCCTTCATCTGATCGATAGTGACGGCACGCCCGAAGAAGCGCTCATCCTCCATCAGGGCCAGACCCTCGCGGTCTACCCGGGCGATGACAGCATCCCGGGCCGCGTCCATCACGTCATCATCTGGCAGCAGGATCCCCGTCTTCATCTTGCACCCGAGGTCTTGCTCAGTCGTATCGTGCAGAGAGGACCCGACGATCATCGCAGAGCGCGGCGGCCGCGGCCCGCAGGTGTCGATAAACTCCCACAGGACGCCGCACTTCATCAGGGTGTTAAGATTGCTCCAGTGTAGTTCCATGATTATTCAGGGGAGCGGCCTCGCATAGCGACCTCGCCGGGATCACCGTAGAGGCTCATCAGCCCGTGCTCCTTCCCGAGCCCTCGCTCCCCTTTGTCCCTTTCGCGAACCATGCTTCGATATCGGCGACGCTGTAGTAGATGCCGCTGCCCTCGGGCTTGCTCCACCTCGGGCCTTTGCCGAGATATCGCCAGTTGCTCAGCGTCTTCTGTTTGATGCCGTACAGCTGTTCTACCTCTGCGGCGGTGAGCATCTTGCGCGGGTTCATATCACCATCCTCATCTGCTTCGTGTCGTTCAGGTGATACTTCCATCCCGCTATCCGGTCGTGTATGCACTGGATCTCGTACCCCTCCTGATTGCGTAGTTCGCTGACTCTATTGCGGAACGTGTACCCGCATAGTTCTATGAGCTGGTCGAGATAGGCGTATCCGTCGCCTGATCGGTTCGCTTCACGGAGCAGCCAGAGGATGCGCCGCTTCTGTGTCCAGCCGTGGAATCCGAGCGGGTACATATCAAACCGCCCTTAGCAGTTGTGCGCCCCAGTACAGGAACGAGAAGATGATTAGCGCCCACGCGACCTTACTTCCGAGCTTCTTCATGACCAGCCCTCCTCCATCGGTACGGCTCCCGTGACAGCCTGAGAGCCTTGTTTCGTTGCCTGGCGAATCGATCCAGCATGCCAACGCGCTCTGTGACCTCGCCCGTCTTGAGGTGATACTTCTCATAGATAGGAACCATGCGCCCTCCTGTCGAAAAGCCCGCCCCGGGACTACTACCGCTCTTATCTGCGGGGATGAGGATACGGACGAGTTACCCGGGGCAGGACAAAACATAATGGCCGGCACCTGAGACCTGAGAGGACCTGCTGTCGATAGGGGTAAAGTGATGGCCGGTGCCGGCCGGGGATCAGCAGAGGCGGGCGGGCTACTTAACAGTCTGACTGAGTTTTGCTTCAACACAATGTGACTACCCACCCGCCTCCGTCCTTTCGTTCCGGGCCGCACCTCGCCACCGGCGTTTACACGCATTTCGAAAACTGCCGCTATGGCTATGGTGTTGCCCCTGTTGTAAAGCGCCGACCTGCCGATTGCCGCACAGGTCAGCAAACGAATCTATATCAGACTGCCGCTTGCCCTCGCGCCTCTATGGGTCGCTATGTTATTATTGGGACGCGGCTGCCTCATAATCTCCCTCAAACAGACTCGCGGCCTTGATATGGAACTTCTCCCACAGCCGCGTTATCATCTGCCCTGTCACGTCACGCTTGCCGCTTTCTATCTGCGAGATATAGCTTTGGTTGTACCCAAGTATCTCGGCGAACTCGGCCATGGTCAGGCCAAGGAACTTCCGTAGCTCCGCGACCCTCATGTTGCTGACGTTTATTTCATTTGATGCTTCCATGTGCGGCATTAAATCACAACCCCGGGATACCTGTCAAGTAAATTATTACATGTACTAGGGCGCAGACGAAAATAGTCAGGCACGAGCCTTGCACTATCCCTGTCGTACCCAACACGAGGAGGCCGGACATGACTACATATGAGCGTCTACAGCATCAGGAACAGGAGCTACGGCAGCTCGGGCAGGTTCTCGCGGATAGACTATCGAGCAGCGAAATGCAACGGCTCAGGGCGATATGCGACGCACTCACAGCAGAGCGCAGCAGGATCAGGGAGAGCATAGCGCCGGCGTGGGAGAAGGTCTGCAAGGCGAGCATGGAAGATTCCCTGCCGGTTACGTGGTAATCATCCAGCGTGAGGATATAACCCGAAAGGAGGTGACGCCATGATACCGTTCCTTTTCATACTCGACCTGTTCTGGTGGCTCAGATAGCACCGGATAGGTCGTAGTCCAAAGTGGAGGGGCTTCACTTTTGTAATAATCCCTGTTGACATACTGCTGATATAGTGATATTGTATATTACAGAACAACGGGCGTTAACAGGGAGGTAGGTATGAGACGGATAATCGGGATCGTATTTCTCGCGGGGCTTCTGTCGTCCTGCGGTGATACCAGCTACCGCGCAGATGTCACGGCACACCCCAGCGGGGCAGAGGTAACGATAATCATTAATGACGGGGAGGGCGGTACGTGCTTCGGGGATACGAGCTTCACCTGCCCTGACGGCGGGTGCCTTGCCGTATCAGCGAGCGGGGCTGGCGAAGGCGTATACCTTCAGGTATGGAAGGTCAGAGACGGCGGGCTCAATGGACTCTTTTTCGGTGATGAAGAATTCGTCGGACATGATTCAGCGCTCGGCTCCGGGGCGACCGCTGAAGTTTGCTGGTAAGCGTGCTATCAGGAAGGGGTCCTATTCATGTCAGTCAAGATTACAGCGCAGTTTGCCGATAGTGTCGCTGCTCCTGATTCGGGGGTTAAGATCCACTGGGACAGCGACCTCAAGGGCCTCGGGCTCAGGGTCATGGCGGGAGGAACCAAGACATATATCCTTAACTATCGCACGGACAGGGGGAAGCAGCGGCGCATGTCTCTCGGCAGGCACGGGCCCCTCGGCCCGGCAACGGCTCGGCGCAAGGCACTTCAGATGCTCGGAGAAGTAGTCAACGGCGGCGATCCCATGGAGGCCCGGCGAGCAGTAAGAGACGTGCTGACCTTCAGACGGCTGGCCGATATATACATCCGAGACCATGCCAGCAGGATGAAGTCCTATGCCGAAGAGGAGCGTCGTATCCGCAAGGAACTGCTGCCAGCGTTCGGCAACGTCCCTGCCGCCGATGTCACCCGGCACTCTATCCTTAGGCGTGCTTACGAGATCAGGGACAGGGGCGCTCCGTCCAGTGCGAACAAGATGATTGCTTCGATGAGCAGAATCTATTCGTTCGCCATGCGGGCCGGGCTCGTGGATGCATCCCCGGCCGCTGGACTTGGCCGCGTCGCAGTCGAGACTCCGAGAGACCGGTATCTGCCAGAGAGTGAGATAAGAACGGTATGGGAAGATGCTGAAGTCTTCGCCAGCCCTGCCTCAAGGGACGCACTGAGGCTGATATTGCTCACAGGGCAGAGGCCGGGAGAGGTCGCCGGTATGAAGTGGGGCGAGATAGAGGGCGACTGGTGGACTATCCCCGGCCAGCGAGCCAAGAACGGACATGCTCACAGAGTCCCGCTGTCACCTCTCGCGCTGTCGATACTCTCAGAGCAGCCGTCACAGGGCAGGAGTGAGTATGTATTCCCCTCGAATGGCAGGGGTGTACCTGTTGGTACAAACACCCTCAGTCAGGCGGCCGCAGGGATAAGGAGGCATTCTACGCTTGAGAAGTGGACTCCACACGACCTGCGTCGGACAGCTGCAACTCATATTGCCCGGCTCGGATTCGGCGCTCGTGTCGGGGATATTCTGAACCATACCCCACGGGGTACGACTCGCAGGATATACGATCAGTACGACTATGATGCTGAGAAACGACTGGCGCTCAATACGTGGGGCGATGAGATAGGCCGGATACTTCAAGCCTGAGCGCTTCGGCTGTCAATGGTAAGCCAACACTCGCCCGAGCCTGACGGACGCACCAGGAGCGAACAGTGTGCGCCTCAGTCAAAGGCCGTGGGCCGCCTGCCCCGGCCTGCGGGTTAGAGGAGTATCGCCGGTGCGCCCGTTACGGCACCGGACTCTTCTCTGCGATAGACATGCACCTCGCCGGTCTCAGACTCAAAGAGAATCCATTCCGGCGTACAGACCCACCCCTTCCAGCCGGGCATGGGTTCGCCGTATCTTCCGACTTCGACACGTTCATCCATGCTGATCACCTCCCTTCGTGATAATGCGAGGGCCGCCATCTTCGTGCATGACGGCCCCTGTACTCCTCCTACGCGTGGTAGGTGAGCTATCCGTAAAACTTCTCCACTGTTTCGCCTCTGTCGTTCATCACCCATACAAACAGTTTCTCTGCTTGCACCTGTCTCAGGTCTACCAAGAACCGCAAGGATTCCTCTCCCTTTCTCTCAAGGGTTATTATCCTTATCTCGCTGAGGTCATCGCCCTTTGCCGGATGAGGAGATATCTCCCTGACTCCGGGATCTATTCGGTCTCTTGGCTGCTTAGTGTGATAGCCTATTCCCTCGAAAGTCGAAGTATCCGAACCCCTGTCTTCATCGAGGTGGGGCATTACGAATTTAATAAACATCTTCCTACCTACCTTTCTGTCTGTCTAGTAACGGGGGCGGCCTGATGTTATTTCAATCATGCAGTTAGTCGAAACGTCCCCGCCTGTAGTGCCGCCCCCTGTCCTCACGTGTTACTCGGGCAGCGCCTCTGCCGCGATGGCATCCTCGAGGAACTTATCCCCGACCACATCGGAGGCGGCTCCGATAGTATGCAGGGCTGCCGCGGCAGGTACGTCCTTCATCTCGTTGACGGTCTGTGCGCCGGACGTGACCACGGAAATAAGCTCGTCGAGATCGTCAGCACCTACGCCATCACCACGGACGGCGTTGACGAGATTACCGATCGCCTGTCCGAAACTCACTACCTCTGCCTTTGTGTAATCGCTTGCGCTCATTTCTTATCCTTTCGTGTTAACGCTACAATCAACTTCAGAATTTCAAGGATGATCCCGGCGAGGATTTTCCAGTTCGATACCTGGTCAGTGCCAGCCTGCTTATTGATCTCTTTATTCGTCTTCTGTACGCCCGCTGCCAGTGCGGAGCCGGTTGCGGTTAGAACGGCAGCCGGTATCGCTACCTGCCAGGCTGTACCCAGCAGCATCGCGCCGCCCGCTATCGTCAGGGCCGTACCTCCTACAACGCCCAGCATCTTCAGGGCCCTTGCAGCACCGCGGACAATGGCGTTCCGTTGAGGGCCGAGGCGGGGTATCTCGTAGTTCAGGTACTTCATCTCATCGGGCGTCATACCGATCATGATAGACCGCCTGTACCCGTCCGGCTGGATAGGCCCCTGCACGAGGACCTTATCATCCGCGCCGCCTGTCTCTATGACCATCCGGCCGTGGATCCAGTTGTCTATCTCTTTGCTCATACTGCAAGCACCTCCTGCTTCTGTGCCTGTAGCCGGTTCGCTGCTATCTCGCAATATGCCTCGTTCATCTCTATACCAATCGCTGACCTGCCCTCGTTCTGCGCCGCTATCAGGGTCGAGCCTGAACCGGCGAACGGGTCGAGTACGGTGCCGCCCGTGGGTGTTTTTGTGAGGCGGCATAGATACTGCATGAGGGCGAGCGGCTTGACGGTGGGGTGATGGTTCTGCGTCGGCAAGTTCATTGTGCGCCGTGACCCATCGGAGCCAATGTGTTCCTTATTCATTTGGTGCGCTGGTGCCATCCGCTGCACCATCCCCTCGCACCCCGCATTCCGCTCTGCCCTGCTCGCTTTGGCGCAGTAGAAGAATCGGGCTGCGGAGCCGGTGTCGCCGTAACTAATTTCTTCTCGACCTAACATCCCAAGCGAATGCAGAAACTGTGGATGGTGCTCTCTCTGGCGGGTACAGTCCTTGCCTGAACTCGTCACCGGGAACAGCCCCACCACCTCATCGCTCCCGTCGTGTATCAGGTTCGCAGGGAAGCGGCCGGCGTGCGTTGTGGGCGTCCGCTTGACGTTTGCGGCCAGCATTCCCCCGGCGTCCCATGTTTGCCCCGTCTCGGCCCGGAATCCATTTACTGTAATCTTATCCGTCCCCACCCGCCCCCCGTCCACGTTCAGACCGGCGACCCCATGCGTCAGGGCGTTGTTAGCAAAGGTTCCGTCGCAAGGATTCATCGCCAGTATTATCGGCTCCCATGCGGGTTTTAATGCTGTGCCCCATCCGTTCCAGGTCTCGGCCTCGGGGGTTGCGGGGGCGGTTGTCGCCGCATCCGACCCGAAACGATAGGCCTTCTCGCCGCTTTGCCCGACAACGCTCGGCCTCGTTTCACTCCGTGTCTTACTATCGGTCCTTACTCTCTCCGCACCCGCCGCCTTGTCAATCGCCTTGCTGATATCGTGCGATTTCGGGAAGCCCTGCGCGTACACCCACATGAGACAGTCCCGAATCTCAAACCCCGCGTCCTCGATTGCGCAAGTGAGCCGGTGAAAGGTGCGAGTCCCGCCGAACGAGAGGCACATCGCACCGGGTTTGCAGGTGGCTAGTATCAGTTGCCAGAAGTGAACACCCGGCACGCCCCGATCCCAATCCTTACCCATGAACGTCAAACCATATGGCGGGTCGGTGATGACCGTATCCATACCGGACAGGGACGGGAGTATATCCCGGCAGTCACCGTGATAGATCGTGATGCCGTTGTGGGAGTAGTAGGGACTCACATCGGCACCGTCCTCGGGTGTACCTGGAAGTGAATGTGGTTATCATGCTTCCCGCTCTTATCCCGCCAGCCGTAGAAGCAGCAGTACATCTCGGGCCGCTGTGGGTCGTACTGGAACAGGTCGTTGATATGCATCGCTATCATCTCCGCCTCTGCCGTCAGCAGCCCCCCCTCGTATATGATGCCATCACATACATCTACGTCTATGCCCCGCCATACACCGTGTACGCCCTTATCCCGCTTAATGGACGTTATCAGCAGGGACTTGCCGAACAGCTTGTAATAGTACGAGGCGGCCTCGAAATAGACCGCCTGCAACATCGGGTGCATACGGTTGAACTCGGACTGCCCCGACTCGCCCATCTCCTGCGTATAGTTCAGGAGCCGTTTCATTTACCCTTCGCCTCTCTTAGCAGCTTCTCGATATCGCTCAGCTTGTCCTCTATGCGGTCGAGCTGCCATCACTCATCATCCCTTTTTGGTAAGCAAGTATATCAATGCCAGAACAGATGGTATCAACCCCGCGATTGCTCCCCAGACACCGGCCTTTACCTTGAGCGTGGCGATATCAACGGATATCTTCTTGATATCTTTCTCGATCTTCCCCTGGCAGCCATTGAGCCGATCAAGCTCTTTCAAGACGTGCCTGCTCCACTCGTTCCAGCCATTGTCTTTCGTGTTGCCATTCATTCCTGCCATCAATCTCCTCCCCAAGCCATTGCCAGTCCATAGATCACCGCGGGCCAGGTGGACTCGACCCTCAGCATCAATGTCTTGTTCACGCTGCTCTGTGCGCTCAGGTCGATGTCGACATGCCCCTCGCCCCGGACGTGAGCGGGCGTATCACTGACCCAGTTCGCGCCGCCGTCCCTGCTTACCTTCAGCGTCACCCGCTCCGTTCCACCATCTTCGAGCGGGAAGTCGAACCACCTGAGCTGTGCATCACTCGTTTCGGAGACATTGTCGCTATTCCCCATTTTGGTAATAGAGAAAGTCTTGTCCGATTGCTCTGCCATCGATACCTGGCAGGTGCCGACTAGCACCTCGCTGCTGGCTATGTATATGTGCGCTTTGACTAGATTGGCATCAGCATCTATCTCCAGCTTGACGATGTACGCGCCCGACGAAAGGTTGTCAGATATCGTAGAGGACGTGGACACCCACGCCCCGGCTTCGAAACGCTGTACGTTAAAATCGATTGAGGATGCGCCGATGGTGATATAGAACAGCGCGTAATTATTCGATGAGCGGTTATAATTGAACTTGCAGTAGAAAGGTATGTCCGAGGTGTTGCCGTCTGCGTAGACCAGAAACCGCACATAGCCGTTATCAGGCTGCTGGTAGTAGGCCCTTTCTGCGTTGTCGCCGATATACTCAGTCGTCCAGTTGAGAGGACGCAGACGCAGATCCCCCCTGTTTGCTTCACTCAAGACCGGATTGCCGACAAGGTTGGAGATGTCATTAACAGTATCATGCTCGATAATATAGCCGCCGAGCGAGCCATCAGAACAGCTTATGTTGTACCAATCCTGCAGGGCGTCTTCGTCGGCGAAGTTATATCGGCCCCACTGATCCATATGGTAATAGATACGCACCAAGTCCACCGCCCTACCGACGGGGATCTCTAAGGACTGGATAAGAGATAGCTCTGACTCCTCTCTGAATCTTCCCCGAAGCCCGAATAGCGTGCTCGCCATCGCGCCTTGCAGTCGCCATATATCAGCGTTGGTATAATACTCCACCGTCTTCATCCTGCCGGACCCGTACCCGCTGCCGTCTACCATCAGCACATTATATTTGTCGTTGGCATGAGCGTCCTTCAGGACCGTCTGTGCAAATTCGTCGTACGCGCTGTGTTCTATCTTCGTGGATGATATCTCGCTGGCCTTCAGCGCTATCACCTTACGGTCGAGCTCGGCGAGCATCCGCCCGGCATCCTTCTTCGCCCGGGCGTCACCTATCTCAAGGCTCTGCGAGAATCCGGCCTCGCCCTCGTATGAATACTCCACGCTCTCGATGTCGGCTGTGACCAGACTGGTACCGTCGCGGTCGACCAGTTCCACAGTGCCGCGATATGGGAAGTGCTTCTGCGCTGAGATTATTGGCGTGAAGTCGTATACCTTTGCTGGAGCCTTGTTGTCATCGACCTGCCCTGTACCCCATGTCACGCTGTCCGCGAGGTCTGCGAACTCCGGAGCGTCTATCACCTTCGTGCGCTTCTTGTAGCTCGCGATAGATGTCGTATCGTCTTCATGTAGGATCAAAGAGCCGTTAGATACCGCGCCCTTTGTCTTAATGAGCACGTCGTTATAGAGCTCCTCCATCGTCTCGGATACTGTCAGGTCTGCGACGTTGAGCCCCACCTGGAAGTGGCCCCGCTTCGTCGTCGTCTTGTCCTCGAAGTAGAATGTGCCGTCCTCATCAACGCCGTAGTCGACATCAGCCTGGAACTCAGCGAGTTTCTTGATGATGTCCGCCGCCGACTGGTACTCAAGCTCTATGTCGCCTATGGTTGCCGATGATGCCAGGACGGTGCTCCCGGCTGTCTCGCAGTACGTCTGCGCCTTGATATTATCAAAGATAGCATCGACCACAGATTCAACGTCGGTCTCTTCGATGTACTGCGTCGGTATCGCCCACTCGAACTGAGCCCAGAATCCCCAACCCTTCACTGTCACCGTATCCTTGACGTAGTCCTCATCGACAGAGAGGATCATCCCGCGATACCTGCAGCCTCTCTCTTCGTCATCGCTCTTCGTGTAGACCTCTATCAGGTTGCCGACCGATACGCTGTGTCCTTGAGCGCGCTCGCGGGAGGCTGTAAGCTCTATCTCACAGCATCCACCTATGCGGCTGAGGGTGTACTGCAGCTCATGGATAGCAGCGCCGCCCGAGACGTGGTTCGAGAAGTACGCGGCAAGCGATTCATCGGCCTGAGAACGGACGTATACTTCGATCGTCATACTCATGCTATCGCGTACCCCGCCTTCTTCCAATAATCTATTGTGCCGGTAAACACACCCGTATCCCCCGTGTCAACCCCGATCGTGCAGATGACAGCAGCCGCCGCCGGAAGGGGAAAGAACGACCCGTTAAACTTGTCGATGATGTCCGTCTCTGTGCCGCTGACATTCTTTATAACCGTGCCGTTGAAATGGTCGACAAGGATGTAATCGCCGATACCGCTGATAGTCTCCTCGACCGTCCACGTATCTCCCGCAGCCCATGCCTTCACGTCATCAAAGTAATTTGTGGTCGGCCCCACCGTATCGGGGTTAATAAGCAGACGGAATGTGTTGGTTGGATTCGCCGCAGCCGCACTGTTTATCAGCACACCGTCCACGTACCAGTTCACAGTCCCATCCGCAAGCACCTCGAACAGCCATGCCGCCCACGTATCATCGGTCATAGTCGGGTTGCTTGTAGTCGCGCCGCCCCCGACCTCGTGCCGGGTCTTGTCCCAAATGTAATAAGCCCCGCGCAGAAAGACGCCGAATGTAGCATCAGATACGTCGCCGGACTTGACTCGCAGGGATACGTAATACTTATCGCCAACAGCCCCGACCGCTTCGTCCCATGTAAGCGTCTGGTTCCAGACCCCGCCGCTGTCATGGATGGCGGTCAGTTCCGAACTCGCAATAGCCCACGTCCCGTCATTGTCCTCAGTCCATGCGGACAGGTCGCCGCCGAAAACCTCGCTGGGGCCGACCGTGAGCGTCGGGTCGGTCAGTGCATTCCCGTCGGTGTTTGCAATCTTCACAGTGAAGCGCTGTGTGGGACGCGTGCCTGTGATCGGGGCCAGTATCTGCGAGTGGCCGGACCCGGCGCCGGTCGCCTGAGCTACCGTATCATCGTAGAATTCTGGATCAGACGCCTCGAAGGTCAGGCGCACATTGCCCGCCGTGTACTGGCTGCCGTATGCGGGAATGAACTTATGATCGAGCAGCTTCGCGAACTGGCGGCGCGTAGCCGAATAGCCCGCCCCTGTGCGCAACTCCACATCAAGGAACGTCTCTGTATCGGCGTACAGATCAAGCTGCTCAAAGAGATGCTCCACGATCTGAACGAGGGCGCCGCCGTACTTACTGGATGCACCGCCCAGCAGGGTGAGGCACATACCCTCTACGGTTATAATCTTACTGCTCTTCATCCCGTCACCTACCGCCACGCCGCCATGCCTGTGAGGCACGCTCTGCGTATCCCGCCTGAACGAATCGCCGAATATGTCGGATGACCAGAATCGGAAGGCCTCAACAAGAGATGCAGTCAGATTCCCGGCGAGGTTGTTTATGCGGATATCATAGTTTTCGTTTGCCCCGAGCGTCATCTCGCCAACCTCCCTGCCATCCGCCTTGATGTCAGGCGGTCCTCGAAGTTTTGGAAGGCCTCGCGTAGCCGCCTCCTTGAGTCCAGATCCCCGTAGTTATTGAATGTGAAGCCCATTCCGCCGCCCATATTCCCCATGCTTTCCATCGGATGCTCTGGGTTAAAGATATGCTCTCCCGCGTGGACCATCGCCAGACCGGTGCGAGGAACGACACCGCCGTATTCATAGGCGGGTACGCTGCTCGTAAGACTGCTCTTCGCCTTGCTTGCCAGCCCGCCGAGCGCCGCCTTCGCAGCTCCGGCCGCAGCTCCGACCAGGGCTATCTTCGCAATAGCGCTCCAGTCTATCACTCCCATCATCAGCAGCTTCGCGGTCCACTTTATCTGATCGGCCATGACCTCGTAGACAGCCGCGTCGATGATCGCCTGCAGCATCGCCACAACACTGTCTATCATGCCGCTGGCGAGTAAGGCCCCGAACCTGCCCTCTTCCTGCAGCACCATCTCGAAAGTCGAGGAGAATATACTGAGCATGGCGAATCCCATATCCTCATAGAGCTGTTGTTTGCGCTGCTGCTCGGCCTCTATGCGCTCGATATCTCTCTGCGACATCTCCTCAAGGTCATCGTAGTAGTCCTCCTGCAGAGACTTCAGTTGATCCCACATATCTTCAGCCGTCTCGACGTCTTCCTCAGTCGGGATACCCGGGATAGTCACGTCGGGCTGGCCGATCTCTTCGGGTTTGTCGGCTATCGTCTGGCCGAGCATTTCCTTCTTCAGCTCGATCAGCGTCTCAAGCCGCCTCTGCGCCTCTTCTATCTGCTCAAGATTCTTTGTCCCCTCAGACTTACCGAACTCAGACCCCTGCCCGCTCTGCGCTCCGCGACCCAGACCGATAGCCTCCCAGAAGCCAACCGACGCACCCTTCTTCTTGCTCTTCTCTTCGAGTTCGGCGATGGTCTTTCTTGTTTCCTTTATCTCTGTGTTGACCGCAGCGAGACTGTCGGGTAGGTCGCTTACTTCCTTACGCAGAGACTTCATCCACATGATCAGCCCGACGATGCCAATCACGGCCAGACCTACGGCCGCAATTATCCCCGTGACCGGGTTCGTAAACGCCAGCGCGAACTGAGAGAGAAGCATGATAAGACCCGCTCCGCCGATACCCCCGCCCGCCAGAACTGCGACAAGGGTCTGATTCGCCTCTACCCATTTCGTCACCTTCGGAAGTATGTCGCTGATGTACTTTGCCAGCTTGACGATCATCGGCAGGATCGCTTCGCCGAGGTCTTCTTTCAGGTCGCCCAACGCCATCGACATCTGCTTGAGCTGCCCGGTGTAAGTCTTAGATGCAGCGAGTGCCTGGCCTGACATCTTGTCGCTGATAACATCCAACAGCGCGGCAGTCCTCTCGCTACCCTTCAGCGAGTTGTCAATCTCTATACCGTATCTCGTAAGTGCGTTGGTCGATGACCCGATGGTTTTTGCAAGCAGCGCAGCAGCAGTATTAAAATCCATCTTTAGGGCAGTAGCAAGATCGGCCGTCGCCTGAGTTGCCCGCTCAAGCCCGTCGCCGGACAATTTACCAAGCGTCACGAGCAGCGTTTGCGCCTGGATGATCTCCTCATCCCCGAAGTTGCTCATCTTCTGAAGCTGCGCGGCATAGGCCTTTGCCTGCTCGAAGCGCTCTTCCGTGTAGGTCCCGGCGTTCTTCATCGCCTGCAGCAGTCCGATCTCCGCCTGCTCCTGAACGCCGTAAGCCTTCGTCAGGTCACGCATGATAAGGATGCCGCCAGCAAGAGCAGCACCCGCGCCGAGGCGAGCCTTCTTGAGCTTGGCCTGATTCTTCTGCACGAAGCTGGTAAACTGAGCGAGCTTACCCTTCGCCTGATTCAGGCCCTTCTCAAGGTTCGCGATGAACGCGCCTATCTTCAGGTTTACTTCAGCCATTGTCCTCTGCGGGGATCAGATCCCCAAGTATGATATCTTCCGGAATGCCTGAGACCGGCTCGGCGTTCTCTATCTTTTCGAGCAATTCGGCCTGAGCCGCCTTGCGCTTATCAGCATCGAACGACCGCATGAACTCTTCCCATCCGTCTTGCGTTGCGTTCGCAGCCCGAGCCGCGATAGCACGCTCCTTGAACTCCTGCAGGTGCGCCTTCCCGGCAGCATTCAGGTACAGGAAATACTGCGTGAAGGTAAGCTTCCTGTCGTTCTTCCCGTATCGCCTGCATATCTCTCCTAGTGCGCCGATGAAGTCTGCCTCATCGCCTTTATCGCTTCTGTCAGGCGCCCCTGCGCCTGAGTAAAATTTACGGCCATCTCCTCCGCGTCGCAGAGATAGAGGAGCGCATTGATGCACGCCGTAAACTGTGCCGGTGTCAGCAACCGATGCAGCTTGCCCTTCAGGTCTACGCGATCAGCACACTCAGCGATAAAGTCACAGATAGGCTCGAACGCAGGCTTGAACAGCCTGAACGCCCCGGCATCTACCTTGCCTGCCTTCGCTATCTTCTCGACCTGCTTTGCCGCCCACTTCTGCGAGTAGACCGGCACGAGCTTCTCGATAGACCCTTCAAAGAACTCAAGCATGTCGTACATGTAGGGCTCTCTAAGGAGCAGCACTGTCTGTTCTTCGGGCCTGTGCTTCGCCCCGACTAGGATCTTGCAGGGCGTGTTATGAAGTCTTTCGAGTGGCAGTCGCTTCTTTCTTCTTCCCCACATCAGCGACCACCTCCATCTGCTTTTCTTTCGATCCCTGGGTCGCCACCTCTTCTAGGCGCTTCCTTTCTAATGCCTGGATCGTTGCACGCCGGTGCGGGAATAACGAAACCGGCTGCCCCGGCTGCAGCACTTCCCCCATCAGGTGAAAGGCTTTCAGCACCTTGTACTTCTGCTTTTTCATTTCCGTTACCTTTCATCGCGTATGATTTGCTTCCGCTCTCATCGACTCGCTTGGCGACCTCGAGCTCCTCGAGAAGAAAGTTCATGTTGTACTTAAACTCCGATCTGTCACTCCTGTGAAGGGACGCATGGAAGAGCATGCGTCTCTCGCTGAGCTCTTTGACATCGCCACGGATATCAAAAAGGAATATCTTCTCGCCGGACTGCTTGATGAATCCACCTGCGGTGCCCGCGAACTTGCCAGGCTTGTAATCCTTCTGGACCTTCCTGTCCACATACTTTATGGCGTGACACATAAGCGCCGCCGCCACACCGATGTCTTCGCAGAGGACCCCATTGCCACCTTGGTTCGCATAGAACTTGTAAATGCGGCCCTTCTTGAAGAACTTGTCAAACTGATTTAAGTCGGATATCATATCTCAATCTCACTTTCTAATCTCTTATGCCGCAGCATCGCTGATAAGCGCGGCTCTCGTGTTTGTCACGTCGTAGAGCAGATGGAACGTACACGCCAGCTTGCTCTCTTCAGCGTCTTTGGTCACCAGTGAGGCTGGCGCACTGAGCACGCAGCGGCTTGCTGTGATAGTCCTGACGTACATGTTGGCACCGGGGACGTAGCTGTAGATCACAACCGCCATCTCTGCCGGCACCGCCTCCGGAACGATGTCGAGCGTGTAGGGTCCGGCTCCCGCGACGGCTTCCTGGATCCCCATTGCGATCTTCATGTTCGCCTGAGTGATCTCAGAGAGCGTGAAGGAGATGTCATATCCCCAGGTGTCCCGGGCTCCGAGGTCCATCGGTATGCCCTCGACCTTCTGGTAATACTGAGAGAGCGTGGGTGCGAACGTGATCCCGTCCCCGAGATACCCGAGGTCTGACCCGATAGTTACCGATGCTCCACCCTGTACCAGATTATCCTTACTTGCCATGATTCACCTCCTTTACACCCAATGGGTTTCTTGCCTACGATGCGGCATCACTGATTATCGCGGCTCTTGTATTCGATACGTCGTAGAGCAGATGGAACGTACACGCCAGCTTGCTCTCTTCGGCGTCCTTTGTCACCAGCGAGGCTGGGGCGCTGAGCACACAACGGGTCGCCGTGATCGTTCTTAGGAACAGACTGCCGCCAGGAACGTAGCTGTAGATCACGATGGTTTGTTCTGTCGGCACCGCTTCCGCAACGACCTTTAGCGTGGCGGGCGGGCCAGTCACGATGGTCTCCTGGATCCCCATTGCGATCTTCATGTTCGCCTGAGTGATCTCTGAGAGCGTGAAGGAGATGTCGTATCCCCAGGTGTCCCGCGCTCCGAGGTCCATCGGTATGCCCTCGACCTTCTGGTAGTACTGAGAGAGCGTGGGTGCGAACGTGATGCCGTCCCCGAGATACCCGAGGTCGGACCCGATAGTCACCGCCGCTCCACCCTGACACAGGTTGTCTTTGTCAGCCATAATTCACCTCCTCTACTCTTGATAGGGTTCTGCATCTTTGCCGTCGTCTTTGTCGGGTGCGGATTTAGTTTTGAATGTGTACTTACCAGGTGTCGTCCCCCACCACTCGTTATTGCTACGGCTTCTCGGTTTGAAATAGTGAGTAGTTCCAGCAAGTAGCCCGGAGAGTGGCACTGAATGCGAGGTGACAAGTGTTTCGTCGTGGGTGCTCTCCTGGTTGAGATTGTTCGGGTCTGTTCCGTAGACGATCAGCGAGGTCCCCACCTTATTCGTGTCATATGTGATAGTGATAGAGCTTACCGTCGGAGCGGTCGACGCGACGTTGCTGATCTCCGGCGGAGAGGCCTGCTGCTCCAGCGCCTCGAAATCCTTCAGGCGTATCTTGTGGAGCAGTTCGCCAGTAGCGGCGTATCGGTTATCCTGCCCGTCCTCGACAACGACATTATCGAAGGCCGGGTTGGCCCACCCGACTATCGCCTCTCTTATCTGCGCGAGCTCAAGGAAGTTTCCACTGAGATGCGTGTAGACATCCCACATCATCTTGAGTATTCCATCCTTGCCGGTGATCCCCCCGAGAGGACCTTCCAGCGTAGGGTCTGTGATATAGTTCAGGCCGATGATTCTCGCGTGATACCAGACACGGTAGATGCGAGTGGTCTTCGTCCTGTTGTCAGTGCGCTCGAAATCGATACACGGCGGGCCGGGAATGATGTGCAGTATCTTGCCCGTGTATGATCTGCGCCCCGGGCCGAGCACGACCTCCATCGTCGCGCCGCCGAACTCCGCCTTCAGGTCGTCTCGTAGCGATTCCAGATAGTTCTCGTATGTCACACTCGGCATGCTCACGTTGCTCTCCCGCGCATAGCCTTAGCCTTCTCGTTAAAGAATTCCTCTGTCGTATCTTCCAGTCTCTTATCGTCCCCCTCGGTCCATGTGATGATCGGCCTGGCCGGCACCTTGAATGTCCTGGCCGGCTGAACCACCTTCGTGCAAAACACGTCCGTACCGTCGGACTTCGTGAAATGCAGAACGCCGCCTTTCTTGCGTGGCCGGATAATCGTCTCCGGCCGAGTAACGCTTCCCCCACCATGCAGCCTGCTGGCCCTCTCGTCTGGCGTACCGACCTTCATACCCTTCGGCTGAACATCGGCAGAGAAGCTGCGCCTCAGACGCCCGTGATCGATCAGCGCTGCGATAGAAGTGAACCCGAACTTGCGCCGGCGGTGATCGCGCAACCCAAGGGTCATGGGACTAGGCGCCGCCCAGCTACCCGCCGGGCGCCCCTGCTGCAGAAACGTCTGGTCGAGGACGCCGATGTAGTAGACTCCGAACCTCTTGAACGGCACAGTCAGGTCCTTCGCTAACCACTTCCAGCCATCGAGGAGCTTATTGACCGCGTCGATCTCACGCTTCGGCATTACTACGGTGATCTCCGGCATCAGTCCCTATCCTCCGCTATCGAGTCGAGGCGATCGCTGTCAGGCTCCCAGTTGATCTCATCGTCGACGTCCATGATCGGCGTGTAGTCCTTCGTGTTGCTGTCATAGCCGTCCGCTACAGCGCTCTTGCGACTCTCGCCAGGGATGTCCATCTCGCGGGCGCGGATCTTCTCGAGTAGAGCGATCGCGTTCTTGTAGGCTTCCTTGTCAGGCTCCTGGAGATGACCGGTCTCATGGCCGATGCGTATCTGTCCGCGATACCGGATGATGTCTGCGGCCAGACCCTTGATCAGATCAGGCACCGGATCGAAGGGGACGGAGTATTCCCGCTCAAGATACGCGTGCAGCTCCGCCTCCCCGCTGGCGATGGCCTCGTTCATGATCAGATCAGGGACCTGGTCGGTCGTCACCTTCCAGACGGTGGTCCTAAATATCGCTGCAGTCCAGTAGGCCATCAGCTATTTGACCGCCTTATCTCCTCGAGGCGGGCCTTCTCCATCCTCCGCAGCCCGTTGGTATGAGCGGCCTGGAACTGTCCGAGCTCTGCGGGTGTCGATACCGGCTTGCTTGTAGGCTTGGCTGAGCCGTTGCCCGTCAGCTTCTTGGCCTGATCCGGCGTCGCCTCGAAGACTCCGCCGGGAGCGATGACTGCGTTGCCTTCCGTTCCGTAGTTCGACATGATGATGCACCTGACGGCTTCGAGATTCCGCCCCTCGGACTTCTGCGGGGCAGGTGCCTCTTCCTTCTCCATGGCCTGCGGGGCCTTGTTGGTATACTTCTTCATGGTCCCTTTCCTTTCTTGTGAACCGGCTTGCCGAGAGCGTCCCGGATCCCAGACGACACTCGCGGGCTGCCGATATATCTCTACGTCACTCTTAGGTGACGTCGGTGAACTTGTAGATCGCTGTGGCGGTGACTTCCTTGAAGGTCCGCTTGTGCATTTCCTTCACCCACCAGCCGCCACGGTCCTCGTCGCGCCACTTGGTCACGACGAAACCAGAAGCCTCAGGCTGGATAGCCCAGGGGGCATCCCTTTCTCCTGAAGCAGTACGTACCAGGTACGCATCGTCGCCGATGACTCGCCCGAGAGAAGCGGCCGCGCCAGCATCAGCGCTGTCCTTCATGGCGCTGGATACCAGGGGACTGACGCCCAGCTTCGGGGTGGAGGCGAACTTCTCGCCATCGGAAGCGAGAACATCGTAGAAGCTCTGATACTTCACGTAGCCAAGTATCCCGGTCGCTACGGCCAGTTCCTCGAATACGTGATCGCCAGCGACCAGCCTTGTCGCCTTCTGCCCGCAAGCAGCCTTCAGGGTCAGCTTCGCCAGCGAGATATCGGCGATCGGGGTTCCATCGGCATGATCCCAGTCGTTCGACGGGGTTGCCCCGTAAGACGTGGCGGCCATGAGCACAACCAGCCTCATCTCATGAAGCAGCTTCAGGCGCTTCGTGAGGAAGGCCACAGCGTCTTCCATCGGCTTGACGGGATCTCTGGACTCTTTGATTTCTTCGTCAGAGACGAAGGTCTTCAGAGCCCTTGTCGGGATCGTGCCGGATCCCTCCGTGATGTCGTATCCGACCTCGTTGGTTCCGCTCTTTGCGGCCTTGATGTCGTCAATCTCATTGTCGAGAACTTCGGTGCCGTAGATCTTGTACTTGTAGCTCGAGCTTGCGCACGGCTTGATCGGGGCAACCTCATCAGCGATGAAGGCTTCGGCCTCGTTGTACCTGTAGTCCCTCGCGAGAGTGGTCAGGTAGGTATCGACTCTTACATCTGCTACATCCATTTCATTTCACCTCCTTCAGGTGTTATGCGATTGTGTCAGCTCTCTCGTAGAACGGACGCTGGATTACCAGCACTTCGTCTCCTGCCGTATCGCCGACCTCAAGGGCCTGGCCGACCACGTTGTAGGCCGTGGCTGCCGTCGTGCCTTTGATGTCCACGGCTCCAGCGGCACCATCAGTTATCAGCCAGCAGCCGACAGTGATGTTCACGTCACCGGCGATCGCCTTCGTGATGTCGCCATCACGCGACAGGGCAACAGCCTCACCGACCAACGCGGCGTTCTGCGCGAACCCCACGAAGTTCGCGTCGTTATCGTTTGCCGCGACAACAACGGTCCCTTCTGCGTTCTGAACACACGCGGCGTACTTTGTGATAGTCCCGCCCGCGGTGAAGGTCACCGGAGGTCCGTTTGCTATGCAAGGAAGTCCCATACTACTCACCTCCTCTCAGGTGATATGCCGGTGTTATCTCACCAGCTCCTTGGCCAGCCTCTCGCGAGCCTGCTCCATTCCGTTGTGGACATCGCCGACCTTGCGGGTTGCTACCGCCGCGGCGTACTCCTCGATCTCCTTCTCATCGGCCTTGCCGATAAGGCCGAGCTCAGCCATCTCGACCTTCAGGTTGCTCTTCGCTCTGGCGGCAGTGAGCTCCTTGGCCTCATCCTTGCCATCCTCGCCGTCGCCATGCTCGCCTCCGAGGTCCATGACCTTCGGGAGCTCTTCGAACATCGCCTTCATCGTGATCATCTCGGCGTCGAGATCGACGGCATCGGTGAGCGCCTTCGCGTAGATGCTATTCTGCGCGGGGATCAGCTTACCAGCCTTCGTCTGCTCTTCAAGGAACAAGGCGATCTTCTCGTCCTTCGCCTTGGCGGCAGCCTTGCCTTTGGCGTCCTCCTCGACTTTGATCTTGGCCTCGAGTTCCTCGACCTTCGTCTTGAACTCATCGACCGTATCGACGTTGGCCTTCTCGGCAGCCTCGAGCTTCTCCTTTACGGTCCGGAGATTCTCCTCGTACTGCTCTCTGATTTTTTCATCCATTTCGTTGTCACCTCCTTCGTCATCAGGGTCCTTTATTGCGGGCTTCTCAGGGTCCTCTTCGAGTTCGAAGGGGCCCTCGAGTTCTATGTGAACTTCCTCCACGTCATCGCCTCCGCTGGCGTACAGCGCGGCGACATCTTCGATCTTCAGCGGTAGAGTATTTGCCGCAGGATGAACTGCGCCGAGAAGCGCAATGCCGGCCAGGAACTTGCCGCGTACCTTGTCGGCAACTGTATCGTTCCACTTTAGCCACATCTCGATAGACGGACGGCGATAGGCGCCCTTGACGATCAGGTCGCGTACTACCTGAGTGAGTTCCGAGAGGTCTGCTACAAGGCGGTTGCCAACCTTGCGGATATTCGTCAGGACGCCGAAGCTGGGGATCCCGGCATCGCTCTCTTCCATCTTCTTCTTGCTCGTATGAGAACCGAGCACGATGTACGGCGCGAAGCGATCCTTCGTCTCCTCGTAGTTAGCGACCAGCTCATCGAGGTCCTCTTCGGTGATCTTTGTCGCGCCCTGATGCCAGACTCCGGCCTCTACTATCGGCACGTTCTTGATCGTGTACTTCTTGCTCATCTCCTGCCTCCCGCTATCGCACCACAAGTCATTCCGTCAAGTGGTGCCAGTAGATACTAATTCGTCCTCAGTAATGGCTTCCTGCCCCCCGGCTGAAACTGATGTTTCGATCCCGCCGGGATTCCTTTTATCTCATATGCTTCGCCTCTTACTATCGGCACTATGATCGTCCTGCAGTTGTAGTGATACGGCGGCCATCCATATGCGGCGAGCTCATCCTTGCTCACTATCCTCTGATCAAGACCTGCGCAGAGGTCTGTCGTGTACGCATCCATCACGGCGCTTATCATGTACGCCTCGACCTCATTTGCTACATCGGCGTCCTCGAATGATTCCCTGCGCCCGGCGCTGAGAGCATCGGCGATGTTCGTCTCGACGACCGTCTTGATATGCCACGCCTCTGAGACAGCGCCGCCCTTGAGCTCTCCGGTCTCGACGTACTTATCGAAGATGGCTTTTATCTCTGCCTCTGCCTTGTAGGCGTTCCCCTCCCTGATCCCCTTGTAGATCGCCCGCTTGCACTCGGCGAGGATCTTCTGACTCTCCACGCCAGCGATCGAGAAGGCGTTCTGCGTGTATGGAACCAAGTCGCTGGCCGCTACTTTCAGGCCGAGGTCCTTGAAATACTTCATCGCTTTGGCCGGTGGGAGCGGCTCGAGGAGTATATCAATTGAATCAATGTCGGCCAGCTCGATCCGGCCGCTTATAGTGTCTTTGATCTCTCTCGCTGCTTCCCACCGACCATTAAGGTACTGCGTTACCAGCGTGCCCGAGAGCAGTCTCTGTATCTCTCCGACCTTGCGAAGACTCAGCTCCGCAACGCCCCTGTTGTTCTTCTCTTCTATCAGCCGCCTCTTGCGGATCACCTTTATTAATGTGTCCCTCTGGTCCAGCGCGATCGCCCGCCAGCCTCCGATAGCCTGCTCCTCGAGAGAATCCAGCGACGACTCCAGCGCGGCGAAGTTCACCTTGCGCTCTATCGGCAGCAGCTTCCGGCTGAGGCCGGCGGAGAAGACAAGCTCCTCCGCCTCTGCCTTCGCCGGGGGGTCCTGCTTGTCAGCAGGTGTAAATCCAGGCGTCTGCTTTCTGTTCTCCTCGGGCCTCTCGCTATGCGGTGCGGCCAGCAGCTTGGAAACCCATTCTCTGTGTTCGTCTGTGATATCTTCAGGGTTGAATATGCCGGCCGTTATCGCCCCGTAGAATGCCGTCAAAGCCTCGGTTGCCTGAGCTGTGCTCAGCGGCTTGAACACAAATCTCGGAAGCGGATAGTCAGCGCCGAAGTTCAGGATCACCAGCGGCCGGATAATGCCGTCCCTGATTACACGCTGCGCATCCGCAGCCATCGACTGGAGGACCCACTGATAGACGTCCAGGTGAGTCTTGCCGAGAGCATACGACCCTTGCGGTTTCGCAGAAAAGCCGAGCAGGTCAGGAGTCAGAAGCCGGCGGGCCATGTAGATATTAAATCGGTCTATTGCCTGCGGGTATGTCTGGCCCGCAGCGCCGTTTGATTCCTTCAGGTCTATCGTCACGTCCTCGGGGTGCATGAACCACGTACCAGACGCCGCGCCCTTGAGCATCTTCTTGAGCTCTTCCTGCTCCGGCGCGGTGACCTTGCCGTTGAATGCGGCGTCGAGGAATCCGCTCGCCGTGCGCTCGCCATAGATGCCCCAGAACCTGCGGAAATACTTCTTCATGATGTACCAGGGATAACACGGCTCGACATCGCTGTTGCCGTAGGGGCTGCCCCAGTCAGAATTATACGCGTAATGCATATACTTCGCATACGGCAGGGGCTTCGGCCTTCCGTATCCGGCCGTCTGAATGACACCCATATCAGCGACGCGCTTCCCCTCTTTGAGCTTGAATTGGAACTGATGGGGCTTCATCGGCACGATACGTTCGTAGGCAACATTGCCGCTATACGGACCGTCATCGACATAGACCAAGACCTTCTCCTGGAGTGAGAAGCCGTAATCGTTGGCCGTGTAAAGGTGCCGCAGCATCTCCGATACCGGCGTGTCACAGAACTCGTAGATGCTCCAGCGTATGGACTCCGCTACCCTCATGTCTACGTTCGAATCCGACGCGGCCTCAATGTCGGTAAGTGTCGACAGCCTGGCCGCCTTTCTCATCGTCAGGAACGAGCCGATAGCATCGTCTTTTCTCATCTCATCGATGATGCCGTATCCCTTGCGCTTTATCAGGTCAGCCGGGTTGCCGAGCAGCTCGCCGAAGAGCTCATCTGAAAAGGCGCCGAGAGATATATCCTTGCCGATATGCTGCTCCTCGACGGCGACCGCCTTTTCTGCCGGTTTCGTGAGTGCCGAGAATGCCAGTTTAACGCGGTCTTTAAGCATTGATTACATCCCGCATAAAATCCTCGTGTCCGCCGCAGAGCTCGTTAAGCTCGATGTGGCCTTCGTCGACATTAGAACCGCCAGCAGCGATATTGAAATCAGCATGCATAGAATTCGCATTGATAGCATGGATCCCCAGCGCCTGAGAGATAGCAACATCAGCGTGATGCTTCTCTTTCCTGTGAACGTAATAGACGGTCCTGCCCGCTTCGGTCTGCTTGCGCTTTATCGAATGTATCTGCTGGCGACGATCCGGGTCCGGTACGAGCTTGATCTTCGAGTGCGAGATCCGGCTTGCATACTCATCGATGATTCCGCTGCGCCGATAATGCTCCGTGCTTACCGGGATCGCGCGGCCAGGGAACTCCTCCTCGAGCGTCTCTGCCATCTCGCGGCCAAGACCGTTCATATCGATACCTATTTTCAGGGTCGTCAGTTCATCTTGCAGCAGCCTGCGCAGCCGCCTGGTCTGCTCCGGCAGAGGCACGTTATGGTGACGCTCTTTGTATATCTCTGTCGCGAAATCGCTCCGCTCCTGATAGCCAAAGATCGTGAGCTCCGATGCGTTATCAGTACGCCCGACATCGTAGCCGGCAAAGAGCGCCGAGCCCGTGTCCTGCGCGTACTTCGCTACGGCCTTCGTTGTCGCCAGGAAGTGATGCTTCGGGTCAGACGAGACGGCAAGTATCTGCTCCCAAGGGATCACCGCAGCGCCGGACTTGATCGCCTTCAGCTCGAACTCCTGCTGGAAGTCCTCGAGTGGGAACATGGCGAACGTGATCCTCAGGCGATCAGAGCCGAACTCCATCACCCGCTCCTGCGTCGTCATGTGCGGTGCGAGCTTCTTGACCTCGAAGCGATTTAGCCGAGCCTCGGGGTTGAGCAGCCAGGGGACATCCCACCAGAAACACTCAGCCTTACGGAACGCCCTGGCAAGCAGCTTCTTCATCTTCTCATCGCCCGGGAAGAGCTTCTCGAAGTCCATATTGAAGAAATCCCAGAAGGGGCCGCTGTCGCGGTTGACGGTGCCGCCTATCTTCATCCTCGACTTGCCTTGGATCACGTTCGGCGCAGAGTCCTGAATAGTTCCCTTCAGGTCGGGGATATGGTCGGCCTCATCGATCTTGATGTAGATGTTCCGGCCCGGCATACCCCTTGCGCGAAACGTCGCGATGATCTCGCTATAGCGCCCCTTGCCGTGACTGAACCGGAGCATCATCCGGTTCTTCTCGACCAGAGGCCTTTGCGCGGCCGGGTGTACCCCGTGATAGAACCGCAGGCACTCTTCGATCTTCTTGTACGCATTCTCAAGACTCATCGAAACGAAGTAGATAGACAGGTCCGGGATCAGGTGCGCCTCGGCGACTGACTCACGAGTCAGCCCGTGACTCCACCCGCAGCGCCGCGACTTTCTCTTCGCGTAAAAGAGCACGTTGTCGGGCAGGTTCATGTCGGCTTCCTGCTCCGGGTAGAATAGACCGTCGGCGCTATCGAGCACGACGCCCCGACACCATCCGGCCGGTGTGCGCAGGATCTCTCTCTGCCTTGTGCTAAGGTAGCGTTTCTTCATCTAATCTATCACCGGCCTGGGATCTGGTTTAGTGTCGTCGCATTCGCGCACTTAACACCGACCGCGAGCAGGACCAGCGCGGCGATGAACCAGATGCTGACCGACTTGGTTCTACTCATAGCCGCCCTCCGTCACATGCTGGTTCGGGAATCTCCTGCCGAGCGTTCGGTCATAGTTGATATCGTCTATGAACGTGTACCCGAACGGCACTATTCCGGTCGTGGCATACTGCGTGTTGGCCTGGATATACGCGCAGATGTTGTTATTCCAGTTCACCTGCGTTACCAGTTCCTTGAGTGCCCATAGCAGATTAGACTTGGAATAACTCGACAACGCGGCGCGGGCGTATTCATTGTCAGTTCTTGCGCCCCAACTCTTAATCCCCCACGAAAGCGTCGGAGTATACGCAGCTCTGTTCGCTACGTCCCATACCCCCGCACTGGATATTTTCAGCTTATCGGCATATATCCCAAGCCTGCACGCCATGCATTCTTTGAGCAGGATAGCCGCACCGGTAGCCCTTTGATCGTCGGTAATAGAATCATCACCAGCCGTGCAGTATTCATCATACGCATAGTGAGCCATCGCCCTGACTTCAAACAGATGGTCGTTGTAGTAAAACCGCTGCGTTGATGTCAGCCCATACTCTTCATAAGGCCAGCCGATAGCCTTACTGTCCGCGCCATACGTATTCGTGCCCCAACACCGAAGCGATCTAATACCCATATAATCCAAGTCGCTGATTATTTCGGGCAGATTAAACGCATCGTGTACATCATCGCCGCCGAACCGCCCGTCAAACGCGAAGAAACTCGTAGTATCTACGTTGCCCGACAGGGTTGCATCGCTAGCTATGGTATCGAACATCGCCTGCATAGCCGCGCGTCTCTCGCTGGATGTGTGGTCGGTCTTGTATCCAATGACATCGTTATTGAACCCCACCCCACTAACGCGGAATATATCGCTATTGGCAAACAGTTTCTCAATGACGCCCGTAACGGTTCCCCAATTATCGTAGTAATGTTCATCCAGACTGAACTCGGCTTTGAAATCGTTAGCTATCATCCAGTTCATACATTCGTGTATCGCCGCAGCCAGCCCCGTCGTATCGCTGCCGTCATACCACGATGTCGCCACGTTACCCAAAAACGATTCAAAGTACGTGGAGATCCTAATAGGCTCTATCTTTTCAAACGCCGCTATGATATCAACCCAATGCGGTGTCTGCCACGATTCACCCGCATACGACATGCAGTAGACTTCGTGCCCGTTGTACTTCTCATATTTCCAGAATCCGCACGCCATTGTATCGCCAGTGGTGGTAACGGTGTTAGATATCCACACGAGTGGATCTAAGTCAACGGCAGTCGCTATTAGTTGGTTTTCAATCGCAACCTTCGGACAATCCTTCGTCTGCGCATGTCCGGTAGAAAATATGCTGTCACCAGAGCAGTTCTCCCATGACGAATTATCCGATATCTCGTCATTGTTAAACGTAACCGCGCCGGTCGAATCAAAGGTTGAACCAGCACCGACAAATATATATTCAGGCGATGGGAAAAACATCGGGATAGTAAACAGCGTATCACTCGGCCCGAGGTACTTGCCTATCCTGCCACACCCCTTCGTATTCATCTCTGTATACGAGGATGTGCCCGTATCTATGTCCGGCAGATTCAGTAGTATCGCTAGCGTATAATCCGACATAGTGAGCGCGGCAATGCCAGTTGAATCCCTCAGTGATACGGCATAGTAGTCGAACCCAAGTATCTTCTGCATGACACTGAACCGCGCATTCACATATCCAGTCTGAGCGTTACAGTCGGAAGAGGGCGGCTCGCCGTACAGTACCAGTATCTTCGCCGACACCGGAGCCGCCAGCATCAGACCCGCGAGCAGGATCAGTATTAGTTTCTTCATGGCTACCACACCTTAAAAACAGTCGAGGTGACTCCGACCATCGTCGAACCAGCGTAGAGGCGGTTGTATAAATACCCAGCCGCAACGCTGCCCTCAATCGGGATCTGATATGTAAAATGATTATCAGGATAATCGCTCACGTCTACGGCAAGCGTATCAATCCCAGTAACAGGGACAACGCCATCAGACCAGAACACACCAAACTTATTTATAGTCGAGTCCGCAGCCGACATGCCGAACATCACCTCAACCGCGAAGTCAGTCGTACCAGCATCCCACTCCACGTCGAGCAGCAACGCCCGGCACCCGCTCACAGCAGAGCCAACACTGTTTGTAGTCGTAGCAGTCGGAGCAGACGTAGACCACTCCGAGATCAGCACAGCCTGCGAAGTCGTGACGGGTAAGGGAGACGTAGGATTAGGCGGGGCGTAAGACTTGTGCGCCGCCGCCACATCTCGAGATAGAAACTCATTCCAGTCGACCAGCACAGCGGTCGCAGAAGAACGATCCACACCGATCGCATCGCATAATATCGTCGGCTCCCAGGTCATCCCCGCCAGTACCATCACCGTATCGAGCGCCACCGAATCCAGGTACAGCGTCACCTCGATGTCAGCCGAATACGCCAGGATCGAAAACTGCCGCACAGCAACACCCGAATTAAACGTCACGGTGTAGTCAGTCCCGCCAGCCACACGGTAATTAACACCAGCCAACACCCCCGCCGGCCATATCACCAGCACCGCCATCAATACCAAAATCATCCTACGCATCAACTGCCTCCTTCTCCTGATCATCTTCGATCTCCTCAGCCGCCAGATCCCCAGCGACCCCGAGCTCCATAAAATCCCTCTCACACCGCGTCTCGCTGTAATGATCCTCGCCGCCAGGTATCACCCCGCCACAATGCGGACACACCACGTCCGGCACCGGCACACGGTCGTCGAGCTGATCGTAATAATCCTTCGGTACATCCTCGGCTCGCTGCGGGATCGACAGCACCGCCTTCTCCGCATTCACCAGCTGTAGGATCTGAGCAGTCGATATAGCCTTGCCCCCACGCTGCTTCCGCTCTAACTTCTCCTTCTGCCCCCGGATCAGCCGCAACGTCGCATCAAGTGATTCACTCGGGTTATAATCACCCCCGACATACTCGACCGCTGCATCCTCGCCCACATCCTCAAGGCATAAACTCAGATCAAACCCCCCCGTAGATATCGCCCCATTGAGCCGCTTCATATACCGGATCACAACCGTCCGCGACATCTCCAGCCGCTTCGAGATCCCAAGATTCGAAATACCAGGCTCACTCGCTACCAGCCGCGCAATCGCCTCCATCCGATCGAAGTCCACCTCAGGCTCACCCTCTACCGCCTCACAGACCCCATACCTGTTCAGCGCTTCTGCAATCGTCATACGCGTGAACACTGAATTCTGCCCATCGGATTTAGGGGGTACACACACCATTTAGACCCCCCTCCCCTCTGTGATTTTCAGCGCCAGTAAAGGGTTGTAGCACTCCGAGACCAGGCTCAACCACCTGATCTGCCGCAGCTTTGCTGACATAGTGCTGATATGGCGCAGGAGCCAGCAGCGAACCGACGCTAACTCAATGGATTGTATGAGGATTGACAATGCTGATATAACAGGTGGTGCCAGATAGTAAAGAAATAGGCCGTTGATAATCCCGGCTATGTGTCCAAACGGACACGTCTTAAAAGGCCGTAACTGCTGTAGGTATCCCCTCTTAACTCCAAGAACCACGGGTAGTAGCTCCAATTGATAATGATTCTGCCGCTTCTCCCTGTGGTTCGAGGGGGATAAGAGCACATATCAGGGTAGGTTGTCAAGAAGAATCTTAAACTATTTTCTTTGAGGAGTGCTTGAGTGCTTCGAGCTTTCGTGCGAGGGAGCCTGCGAGGTATGCGACTGGGCCATCGGTAAAGCCTGTGGTGTCTGTTCCTTCGAGGATGCGTTGCTGCTTATCTCTGACGGTGAGGATGCAGTCACGGGTCCAGGCTACTGGGTAGGCGGCGATGAGCTCCTCGACTTCTGGGGCGATCTGATCTGGGAGCGAGAGGGAGTCGATGACCTCGAATGCGAGATGGTGGATTTCTTCTGGTCCGGACGGTCTGGCTGCTCTGAACTGGGCGAGTGAGTGGATCACCTCTGGACCTTTCGGTGTGACTACTTTTGAGGACGCATCGAGCGGGGTGTTCTTCTGTTCCCCTTTCGGGGAGACCTCCGGATTTTCTGCGGGTGTCGGAGTTAGAAGAGAAGAGGTTGTTAAAAGAGTACCTAAAGACTCCTCTTCTTCTTCTCTTATATCTATATCTTTATGACAGTCAAAACGCCCCCCCGTTTGGGGAACGTTTAGGGAACGTTTGGGGAGTTCCTTCCATTTAATAGCTTTGTTTACCTCCTTGACTTTATGTACGGTTATGGAGTTATCGGGGTTGATGGTTATCAGCATAAGGCGCGCACAGCGTGCGAGCCTCTTGCGCACGGTGCGCACGTCACATGTTGCACGGCGTGCTACACATGTGCAGCATGCCAGGTTTGCCGGGATGGTCTCTCGGCGTAACTTTATAGCGTAGAGCCAGAGGCCATTGAGGTAGAAATCACGCTCTTCCGGGGTCAGCTGAGAGGTCTTCTCACCCTCGAACCAGTCGACGTCTACGCGTCCGAATATGGAATCTCCGCGTGCCAATATCTCCTCCTACTCATCGGGTGTAACGGTGACGGGCTTGGTACTGGGGCCGGTGCCGACCTGCTTGGTGACGGACTGCTCGTCCATGATTTCTTTTAGCCTCGTAATCACCTTCATACATGCGAAATTATTGACCCACAGGATTGCTTTCTCCTCATCACCAAGGAAAGTTAGTACTGTCACTCTGCCCCTATTGAGATCGTATAGCAGCCCCTCTACTGGCTGTTTTAACATCTCATTCAAGTCCATCTCTACAAGTCCATCGACCGTTGCAATCACTACTTTCCCCTGTTTCTCCTTTTCTAGGATAAGGGCTTTTAAATCCTTGCTCATTTGTCCTCCTGCCATCCATAACAGTGCGTCGATAAGTTCATCCTCTTCCTGTGCTATCTGCTCTTTTAACTCTTCCAGATCATTTTGCGACAGATGAAATTCTGCTATTTGAGCATATCCGCTTCGGTCTTTAGGCCCGCATAACCTTATGTCGTTAAATGTCACTATATGCTTGCCCGTTGTATGCCCCACTAAAATCCCGACTATCATATTTACTCCATTCTCTCCCCATGTATGGTAGGAAAGGCCTTATCCACGTGCCGCGCCGTTTCGAAGTCCGGCGCGATTATTAGCTCTCTCCCGTCCTCCAGTATGATGCTGCCCGGTCGGTTATTGTGTCCACAGCAGGAAGCGACCGTCCTGATTCCCCACGCATTTAAAGCTCTTACGATCGGGGCTATACAGCGGTCGATTCCGCATGCCTTAAAGCCTACCATAACGATTACCGTGTCGTCGTGTTTACACATCTCCCAAATACTCCTTGAATTCGTCCTCCGGCAGAATTCGCCTCAATTCCGCGATGGCCTGACACCGGGAGCAGGAGCAGGTCGGCCAGCGGTCACAGTCATGCGCTTTTATCATCGCCACCAGTGCCACCGCCAAATCACTCTTATCCGCACCGTCTTGTAGAAACCGCATGTCGTAGGCATGAAGCGTCTCAACTAACTTCTGCGCCTTTCCCTCATCACTGAACACGGACTTATCCCTGAGCGATCCGAGCACAGCCTTGACATCGGCCTTGAACACGGTGTCGCGATGAGCCATAGCCCCTTTCCATCCCGCCATAGCCGCAAGTGTTTCCATGTCGGTCATGGGCGGTTCATTGTTTAACCACTCTCTAAACGCATCAAGTGATTCTCTAGCCTGCTTTAGTTTGTCAGTCATATTTCCTCCATGGCCATATCATAACCCTCCTAGTTATCCACTCCGGCACCCTGTAGTCTGTAAAACATCGAACAGGGGTATCATATCAACTCCCCCTGCCCGGCCTCCCGTTCCTTCTTGGCTGGTGGGATTTTACCGCACGTACAGGGTTCACTTGGATATCCGCACCATCGCTTATGGCCCACTTTCCACGACATTAGCCCTCCTCCGCTTCTGCGCTGGCTTTATCTCTCTTTATCTGTGCCTGTTCCCATAGAGTCTTTCTATCGTCCTCCATAATATCTGCTATGCGTTTAAGTTGCGTGCAGATATCTTCAGTTACCTCTATAATATCCCTACTCATGGTCAGCCTCCTGTTCGTATCGAATAAATTTGTTTAATATATTCTTTAAAGCCGGAGTCATTTCGGAAACATGGAGTATCAAACACGTTAAACACTTCTGTTAATAGCCATATGAGAATACCGGCATACAGAGAAAATATACCAACAATGCGAATAGAAAACCATAAGTCACTCATTGTTATACTCCAGTTCGGCTACGGGCGGTTCTAGTAGCGTCCAGTGTGTAGGTTCGACTCCATCTGCCATCGCCCCGCAATTATCATCTGGTTGCCAATCGTGGCCTGACCACCACGCCTTTTCGAAATGTGCCACGTACCCCAACTCATCATCTGCTGGCAACCATACCAGATACCAGTCCATTTCCTCCGGCGGCCTGTCCTTGACGCTGATCCAGTTGTTATTGGTCATGTCGTTCTCTTCTTAAAAACGTGCCAGACGTAGCCATCGCTCATCACTGCGGTCCCGACGTGCTCGACGTTCCTTGTTGGGACATCTTGACCGGTCCCAAAGACGTATAACTCTATTGGCTCGTTCCCGCCCATGCGATCGGGGTCAACGAGAATCCAAGCGTAGAGTATGCTTCCAGCCTCTTGCTCCCCGATATGGATCACTTCCCCCGTGGGGACCGTGCTCACCTTACCCCCGAGGGGGTACTTGTATATCTTCATCATCCGCCTCCCCCTTGCGGCTTCTGTTCTTGGGTCAGTCATCTCACTCACGTCCCTTCACGAAGAACCATTTCTCGCCGTCGACGACCTTGCGGCAAATCTCGTTGCGGGTAGCTATCGACCTGAGCGCATCCTTCCATCGCGGGAATCCCTCGAGATCAGATCTCTTCACGCCGCCCTTGCGGAATAGGAGCTCTATCAATCTGGCGTCAAGGAAGGTCACTTCCCGCCGTCCTTGTCATGCTCTGCTCCGAGGGTGACGTTATGTATCTTTTCCGCTTCTGCTTCGCAAGCATCGCAGTCGCCGACTGAGATTATTATACCGAGCCGCCCGTTCTCGGCCTTGAGCCGCCCTATCTCGGCCACGTAACCCGCCCTGTCCTCATCCGCTCTCTGAATCCGCTTCCGTAAGCAATCGTTCTCGGCTCGCATCTTCTCCCGGCTCCGACAGCACTCCATCAGTCCCTTATCCGCCCGCTGATAGTTCTCGGTCAGGTCCTTGACATCGGCCTTGAGTGCGGCGGCTGATTCGCATAGCGTC